GCAGCCCCGCTACCCAAAGCAGCTACTTGCCCTGCTGTCAAACCCGTTCCAAGGACACCGCCGCCAGTACCACCAAGAGCAGAACTTAGACCAGATAACAAGCCACCACCAGCAGCAGCGCCACCAGCAGCAGCACCAGAAAGTGCGCTTTGAACACCGCCAGCACCCAAACCAGCCCCTGCCGCACCAACAGTACCAGCAGTTCCGGCATTTACTAAACTACCTGTACCGCCCAAAGTAGCTAAACCAGAAGATGCTACACCAGTAGCGCCTACTGTGCCTAAACCAGCAGCGCCCAATCCGGCAGCACCAGCAGCGCCCAATCCGGCAGCAGTTAATCCAGCGTTATTGATAAATGAATTAGCAGCACCTAAATCAGCGCCAGTTGCCGCTGTAATACCTTGAGCGCCGCCCATACCAGCAAGACCTGGAGAAGTTGCTGCCGAACTAAGTCCTTGAGCACCACCCATGTCAGCCAAACTTGTACCAGCTTGGTCAGCATAAGCCGCTGTCCCAAAATTAGAAGGAGCAACAATTCCTTGTGCTGGATTAGCCGCCGCAGCACCAGTAGCTTCAAGACCAGTTAGTCCAGTAGTTGTATCAATTCCAGCATTTGCCAAAGCTGCATTGGTTGCGGCTTGACCAGCAGCATATTGACCTTCTGTTATAGGTGCTGTGGCATTAAGTGAAGCAAGATCAGTTAAAGTTGTAGTGCCAGCACCAGTAGCACCAATAGCACTTGTGTCAATTCCAGCGTTAGCTAAAGCAGCATCTGTTGCCGCTTGTCCAGCAGCGTAATCAGCGGCAGATATTGGTGCTATGGCTGCATTGTTGGCAGCAGAACTAATTTGTGCGCCATTTACATCATATATATTGCCAAGTGAATCAGTAAATGTTCCATCAGGCAATGCAGTTAAACCAGCCGTAGGTGATGCAGTAGAAGCAGTCTGGGCAGTTTGAGCCAAATCACTTAAATTAGTACCTTGGACAATAGATTGATCTGTTACTGGCGTAGCTTGAGCAATACTATTTAATGAAGTCCCTTGTGTTGCCGCTGTTGTATCAGCCGGAGTAGCGGCGGCAATATCAGACAAACTTGTAGGAGCAGATGTGATTAAACTTCCATCAGAAGCATAAACAGCGCCATTGGAAGCGTAAATAGTTCCTGTGCTAGGATCAACAAACGAACCAACACCATAATTTTGAACAACACTTGCTTGACTAGGTATATTGGCAGAAGCAATATCGCCAAAAGATGATGCAGCAGGGGCAGCAGTTGCGGCAGCGGCACTTGTATCAAATCCTGCATTAGCAAGAGCAGCGTCAGTAGCAGCTTGACCAGCCGCATAGTCTCCAGCAGAAACCAACCCTGCGTCAGTAGCTCCAGAAGCTAAAGCATCAGCGGCAGCAGCAGAAGCGGCATCAGAACCTAAAAAACCAGCAGCCGCAGAATCAGCTAACGTTCCACCAGCAACGTCAGCTAAAGCGCCACCAGCCACGTCAGCGACAGCGGATTCACCAATACCGCTAACAACAGCGTCAATAACAGCAGAAATGCCCATAAGTTACCCCAAAACTATTGAATAAGTCTTTTCAAAATAATGACCACCCAATCTCTCAACCAAATGCCCGTAATCAAGAAAAGGCTTCATGTGGAACAAGATTCTTTGTGGTGACCGTTTTTTAATTTCTTCAGTCGTCCACTTTAAAAACCTATATCCAAGCAAACCCTTTCTGTAATCAGGGTGAATATAGAGAATGTCTGAGCTAGCCGTGACGCTTTTTTTATAGTGCAAGTGGTTTACCACCATCCAAACACTATAACCAACCAGTTTTCCATCATCCCTCGCTGTATGAACTTCCAAAATCTTGGCGTTTTCAAGCGTTTTATAACGGTCTAAATCTGGGTCAAGCTCTATAACATCAGTTCGTTCTGCAATTTCATCGTAATGCTCTTTAAAAAGGGCCAATGCTTCGTAAACAAAAGGAAACATCGACTCTTTTTGAAAAGTTATCATGGGTTGTAATATGGTACTTTGTAAGACTGACCGTTTACCGTTACATTCAAAAAACCAACAGGATTGCTAGGCAAAGTTGCAGAGCCAGCAGTTGCCGATGATGCGCTACTGAAGTTTAACAAATTAAGAAAGAATTGTTGCCAACTTCTTGTCGGTCTTTGCGTAGTTGCATCCAAAAAAACCGACTGTGGGTAAGGATTCTGCTGCTGAGAAGAATATAAGCCGTTAGCCATTAGTTTTCCCCTACAGATGCTTTTAAGTTAGCAGATACAACCACGCTGTTAACAGGGTCAGTAAATGCAACTTCAAAGACCCTATCCCGTGACCATCCCAAACGCCGCCAAATAGCACGATTTTTGTAACGACCAATTTTACCAATCGTTACCCAATACTCCCTTGACCATGTAGAGCCGCCATCATTAGACCAACGTAACATCGCTTGAGGGTCGTTACCTTGACCTGTTGGCAAGCCCGTTCCAGGTTGAAACTGAATCTGCAATTCATCAAAGTATTGACGTTGCAAATCAGTTGTCAAATGCGGAGTTCTACGCAATCTGCGTATAGTTTGACCGTCATCTGTGAAATTTGTCGAATCCAGTTCGTAAATCTTACCGTTGGAATAGTCGCCAACAAGCACCATGCCCTGAAAAAGTGCAGAGCAATTTGCACGATGCCGTGTGTATTCGTTGCCATCCCAATATAGCCATTTGTGCCACATTTGAGTTGTTGAATCATAGGCCCATGTCAAACCATAGTCGCCAATGCTAGGGAAAGTCACGACATAAACTTCGTGGCCCTCTAGCTGGTAAGTAAACGCAATCGCATCAGTAATTGTTTGATTGATAAGCGTATTCTCAACAGCATGAGTAGATATGCGAGTTGGGATATACCCATTCATTTGCATGATCTGTGCTTGCCCACGGTTGTTGCGAGACACATAAGCAAACGAATTTCCTAAACGATATAACGACTGAGGCGCTGCAATACCGTGTTGAGTAGAAGTGCCTGGGATACGTTGGAAGGGGAAAGGAATAGCACCTACGTCTGTCCACACTTCCGAGGACACTTCACCCATCAAATAAATTTCACGATGGTCAGCAATCAAAGCAACTAGCTTATCTGGTGCAGCGTCTTTAAAAGCGTAAGAAGTTGAGCTAGAAATAGGCGACAACAGATCAGATGCGCCCCATTGCTGTGTTCCAGGATTGTTGTAAACAAAATAGTTATCAACAATATCCACAGAAGAACCGCCAGTAAAAGCACCATCTGTGCTAGGCAATATGCTGAAATTTAAAGCATAGTCTGTGATACCAGCCGATGTAGAAGAATACATCTGCTCAGACGATACTGTCATGGAATTATTTAAACCATAACTTGCGGCATTTATTGTTATTCCAGCAGTTGAATAAGTCGTATTGTTTATTCGCCAAGTGCTGCCGCTGCCACTTCCGCTAATGTTAGCGGTAATAATCATACCAGAAGGAAAATTTGGGTCACTACTGTTAAACAAAGCCTGTCCAACAGAAATTGAACCAAAATTCAAAGTGCCAACAGTTAAAACACCTGCGCTAATACTGCAACTTGCCATCAAAGCTGTGTTAGCTGAAGTAATTTGTGTTCCAGGAGTTACACCAGCGCCATAAACGTATTGGTTTACTGCAAGAGTGCCGCTGTTAATTACAGTTGGCGTTAGCAAAGTTCCAGAAATTTGCCCAATAAAAGACACGCTAAAGGCAGGTGCATTTTGTGATGTGCTTACGGTGTAAGTGCCAACACCGCCAGACCCGCTACCAAATGCAGTAACAATCGTATTTGCAGTAACGCCAGTTCCTTGAATCGTTTGACCAAGGTGTATTGTTCCACTTGTTACCGATTGAACAAAAAGTGTCGTTCCAAAGATTGCCCCTGTAATAACAGCGCCAACCGTTGAAGAAGTCATCAATTCCGCTGCAACAGTTTGAGAGGTGTTTATGGTGTATGTACCAGTTCCACCAGTTCCTGTGCCTAATGCAGTAATGACTGTTTCAGACGCAATCCCAATTCCTGTTAAGGCTTGATTGATTGCAATTGTTCCAGTATTAACACTTGTAACGGTTAAAGTTGTACCGCTAATTGAGCCTGTAAAGATAGCACCAGAAGGGCTAGAAATGTACCAAACATAACGATTAGCACCATCAACAATGTAAACGTTAACGCCGTTATCGCTGATCTGAACTTGACCTGTTGAAGTGCTCAAAATGCCAATAACAGAAGGCACTAAATTGGCTGTTAGCGAATAAACATAAGCGCCGCAAACAACAATCAGTTGCTGCCCACCAGAAATAGTGTGCATCCCACGAACAGCAGCAGCGTTAAGATTTGCTAATGTTGTTAATCCTGGTGTCGGATAAAGAGCAACAACCCCACGGTTTCCCGCCTGTTTAAGCGGGTCAATCTCAGGTCGCCAGTTGATACATTCTTGCGACTCTTGATAAATAGATGGGGCTTCGTAACTTGGCCCAACAAAGCCAAAGTCACTCATCTAAAGAACCCTCCAGACAGAATCCAGCCAGCATCCTTTTGGCGGCCAACCAGCAAAGCATCAGCATATCGAGCAACTTGAGGCGGTTTCATGTTGGTGCGCTTAACAGTCGCTTTAGCTTCTTGTGCGTTTTTCTGAATCATCGAAATCTGCACAGGCGAGGCTTTGCCGTACATAGGCATTAAGAAATAAGCCAAGTTCCAGCGCAAAGCGTTTGTGTAGCCTTGCGGTAGCTGAATGGTGTCGTTAACGCTTGAGTAACGGCTAAAAATGTTGTCGGTAAACAAGTGCATTTCACCCTGAGAAGGGTTAGGCCACACAAAAATGTTACCCAATAGCTCTGTTGGCTGATAGTAAAGCGCCTTGGGCCAAGGGCCATTTAGCGTTTTCAGACCGATCATTTCGTATTCTTCCAGCGACAACACAGCTACTGGATAGTCCAAGCCGCCGTTTTGAACAGGGATGCCGTTGCTGTTTGTATTGATACGCACAAAGCAGCTAGAAATGCTCAAAGGCCGCTGATAGTAAGCAGTAATCGGGAAAGGCGTAACAGTCCCCGTCATTGATGTGCTGCTAACCGTTTGTGATGCCGATACCGTATAAATACCAACACCGCCAGAACCAGTTAAAACCGCAGTAATTTTCGTGCCAGAAGTAACACCTGTTCCGCTAACCACACAACCGACACCCAAATAACCAGCAGAGACAGCACTAACAGTAAGGGTAGTGCCGCTAATAGACCCAGTAAACGCAGGATTAGGCGTTGTAACATAGTTGTTAAGGGTGTACGTCCCAGCTTCGTTAATGTTTCCGCCAGCGCCTGTATTAAAGGCCACAATCTGCGTTCCTTGAGACAGGTTCATGTTCACGCCGTATGTCGTGGTCAGATACTGCCCATTAGAAATAGCACCAGAAGTAATGATCGGTGCGTTAGCTGTGATTGATTCGTTGTTGATAAACAGCGACTGAGAAATCGTGTAAGTGCCTACACCGCCGTTACCTGTACCGAACGACAAAATAGATGTGCCGCTAGGAATTGAAGCGCCAGTAATGATGCTGCCAACCTGCAAAGCACCGCTTGACACAGACGTAATGGTCAGCGTTGAGCTATTGATTGAGCCTGTACCAGCAAAGTTGTTGACGTTGGTATTAGCAACAGTCAATGTGTTGCCGCTTATGTAGCCCGTGAAACCAGCGCCAATTTCACCAGTTGGGCCAATTGTGTATTGTGTCTGCCCTGGAACAATCGGGAAGATGATTTCATTCTTGTAATACACCATCATTGACTCATTCGACCATTGATCGATCATGTCATTGAGAAGGTCAAACGCATCTTGCGCCGCTTCTGGTGTAGGCGTTTCACCAGCTTCCAAAGCGCCAATGTCTTTCAGCGATCTAGAAATGATGTCAATTGGCATTACCATTGTTTAAGCTCCAGGGTAAACACGGGGGGCTTCCACGGAGGCACAACAGATTTCGACTTTTCTAGAAGCGCCAATTGTTCCTCTAACCGTGATTCTATTACATTTTTTCCAAACTTAGTAGCACCATCTTTTATCCATTGAATCACTAAATCCTCAGTAACTTCAGCATAAGGCGTTTGCACGTTAAACTTGTCAAATTGCCAGTTGCCTTCTGTCTCTATAACAACATCATCCTCAGTAGCCCTCACATGGTATTTGGCGTGAGTAATAACGTCTTTTTCGACAAAAAGCTCTAAAATTTTCCAAGTAATTATCATGATTCTTATGGCTCAGTAGGCCATGTGATTGTCCAAGGAAAGCCAGCTTCTTTAGGCAAATCACGCAAGGCTTGACGGTATGTTGCCCATGCCGCTTTATCTACTGGTGCATCGGCAATCTGTGTCCAATCAGAATTTTTTAGTAAATTATCCCTAGTGAATCTAACTTTTTCAGCAACTTCACTAACATCGGGAACAAATGGCCCAAATGATTGTCCATCCCAAGTGCCGTTTATTCTGGTAGTCTCATCAGCAAGAACCCAATTCTCAAAATCTTGTGAATCGGATAAAACAATGTTGACAACTTTACCGTTTTCAATGACTGCGTATTTCATTACCACCACCAAATTCTTACTTCGCCACGCCCACCAACACCGCCTGTTCCACCAGCAGATGATCCATAACCACCGCCGCCGCCGCCGCCGCCAGGTATGCCGCCATTACCGCCATTAGTTCCAGTACCAGAAGCATTGCCATAACCACCGCCGCCACCAGAACCAGCGCCAAAGATTGAGCCATTTTGACCATTGCCGCCGTTATTTCCGGAAGTTCCCCCAGTGCCGCCGCCAGTTCCCGCATAGTTTTGTATTCCACCAGTGCCACCAGCGCCACCAGTACCACCAGCAACATTACCACCAGAGCCGCCACCGCCACTGCCAAACATAGAACCACCGCCATATTTACCAGCACCAGAAGTAGCCACACCACCGCCACTAGCGCCGCCCCATTCAGCATTTGACCCTGGAACGCCTACAGCTCCAACGCCAGCACCAGAAGTTCCAAGGGAATTTCCAGATGTAGTTTGACCTACAGCACCAACATAAATAGGATTTCCACCGGATATAGGAACTGTAGTATTTGAACCAGCTCCACTAGATGCAGAACCACCACCAGCACCGCCGCCAGCACTTAACGTATTATTTACTTGATCGCCGCCACCGCCGCCGTAAGCAGTAATAAGATATTCATTATTTTTTATAATGGCTACAGAAGAAGAACCGCCAGGTGCAGCGCCAACAGTTACATATAAGGAACTGCCAATAGTAATTGCATTTAAACCAGTATACAAATCATTAGTTGCGCTTACTGGAACGACACGAACGTTTCTTGCCCCGCCTCCGCCACCGCAACCCGCTGCAGTAATTCCCCCTGAACCACCGTTACCACCAGCGCCAATAACGTCAAACATTAAATAATTTGCGCCAATTGGAATCTGAAAGTATCCAGATTGTGTAAATACCGTCACCTTTGCAGATGAAGGAGGGGGAGTAAAGCTAATTGGAAACATATTTAATATTGTCCACCATATGCCAACACGTTTACATCAGTTGAAACTGTTTGAGAAATAAACAATTGATAAGTAGGCGGGATTACTAAAGTTGTATAAGATTTTTGCGCTGAAAACTCATAAACCGTATTAGAAAAAGTCACCGCAGTAATTAAAATTTCGTCAATTACATAGGATGTAGTCCCATTATATAACCATAAAGTTATTTTTGAAGCAACAGTAGAACCTTTACCTAAAACACTAATTGTATCAATCCGTGTACCATTAGTACTGGTTGCAGTAAGCTGTGTTAAACCTGTTGTACCAGTAATATTGGCATAACTTGTAACTGCAGTTGCGCTTGTTAGTGTGGCAATACCAACGATAGGAGTTACCGGAAAAATTGGGCTAGTATTAGCGGCCATTTAAAATCCTCCAAGATTATTGTTTGTGTATAAAGTAGACCCGACAGGATTTCCTGTAGATGCTCCTGCTGACCACGTTGCTGTTGTGCCGTTGCTAGTTAATACATATCCGCTAGTGCCAATACCCAACCGTGTGGCGCTATTTGTACCATTACCAATGATCAGGTCACCAGTAGAGGTGATTGGAGATAGTGCGTTAAAACCAGCAGAAGCAGTGGTTTGACCTGTTCCACCGTTTGTAATCGCTAAAGTACCAGCCAGCGTAATTGCGCCAGTTGTTGTTGTGTTCGGTGTAAAACCAGTTGTGCCAGCACTAAATGATGTCACGCCAGACGAAACAGCAGCAGTCCATGATGCAGTCGTGCCGTTAGAGGTCAAATAGTAACCATTTGCACCGATTGGCAAACGAGTTGCGCTGTTTGTGCCGTTACCAATGATCAAGTCACCGGCTGTGGTGATTGGAGAGAGCGCATTAAAGGCCGCAGAAGCCGTTGTTTGGCCTGTGCCGCCGTTAGCGATAGCTACTGTGCCTGTTACGTTGGCAGCATTGCCAGATATGTTGCCGCTAACTTGAGAGCCTGGGAGACTTAAAGCACTCAAAGTTGTCAATGTGGAATTTGACGTTGCTGTGATGTTTGCAGCAGTTCCAGTAGTATTTTGGTTCAATGTTGGAACGTCAGCCGCTTGAATAGCTGAC